TGCTTCTCGACGACTGTATGTACGACAAGGCGTTCATGAAAGACACGTGCATCAGGCAATGTTTCATGAACGGGCGTCATTGGAAAATCTTCTTTTTGCTGACGATGCAGTACTGCATGGACTTGACACCCGACCTGCGTGCAAACGTCGATTATGTGTTTGTCCTACGTGAGAATGTGATTCAGAACCGCGAGAGACTGTACAAGGCGTTCTTCGGCGTCTTCCCGACGTTCGACATGTTTTGCCAGGTTATGAACGCCTGCACGGAGAATTACGAGTGCCTCGTCCTCGACAACACGAGCAAATCGAACAAGATTGAGGACTGTGTCTACTATTATAAAGCACCGATCCGCAAGGGGTTCCGTATCGGATCCGAAGCCATGTGGCAATACCACCAAAAGAATTACAACCCGAAGCATGTCGCAGCACCACTGATTACGTCTGGAACACCTGCAGGCAGTGCACGGCGTCCGGGAGTCACTATTAAAAAGGTTTAAACTCGTCCCCGCCGCAGGTGGAGACACGGACAACCAGAGACACTTCGTGTCTCCCCCATTGGACTAAATGCGTTCTCGTTCCGTAAAAGAATTCCATACGTATTTTAGAGATGATTATCGAGAACCTTGATTTCAATGGGTCGAACGACATCCTGCAGTACATTCCTCAGGTGGACCCTGAACAACCACGTCAGCAGCCGGACCAGCAGTCTCAGGGGTCATTTGGTCCGCCAATGGAACTTCAACCGGTGTATCAGACGCGCACAATCGAGCAGCCCGAGTTATTTAAAGCCGAAATAAAACCTCCTCAAATAGAAATGGATTTCTCGACGCCAATTTCCGATGTTGTGCCGAGCGCTGATTTCGACATGGGACCCTCGATGGGCGGCCCGTACAAGAACCCACAGAACAACAGAGTGGCTGCGCTGAGCCTGGACAATGCGTCTGCGGGCCCAGTTTCCTCATCCTCTTCAAAGAACCCATTTGGTCTGACTGACGACCAGTTGAACGCAGCGCTCGCGGGCATTGCCGCAGTCGCTGCATTCTCCAAGCCGGTTCAGAACAAATTGGCGGATCTGATTCCTAAATATATGAGCGATGCAGGTAGTCTGTCAGCGACAGGCATGCTCGCCACAGCATTCATCGCGGCTGTTATTTTTTTCATTGTCCACAAATTCGCCAAACCTCCTCAGAAAAAGTAGAGTACTTCCATTTAAAACCCCCAGAAGTCTTAGTTCTACCTTTCAGACAGATAGTCATAGACGACGGTGCGACATTTATACTTTCTGCAGCCTCTTTTACCGATTCGAACTCTTGAATAAATATATCATCATCCGTAAATTGACTGACACGTTTCTTGTTGGATTGTATGAGATCTTGAATATGCTGAACAGCGCGTAGACGGAATTCTGGATTTTTCTTAAAAGGATGTTTATCGCCTTTTTTACATTCACTCATTTTTCGCTTTGTCTCTTCTGAAAGTTTTATACCTAAAAACCGTCCTTTACTTGCTTCGCTCATACGTTGCTTTGCTTCATCTGTGTGTTTCTTCCCATAAAAATGATTATCAGCTCCGAAACGCGGGATAGTAACACCTGCATGTCCTAAACCTCCCTTTGCTACATTATAGTCTGGTTTAAGTTGTTCAATTTCACGTATTTCGAGCTCGTTGAGTTGTTTTTTTAGTTCAAATTTTGTTTCACATTCAACTGTGTGAATAGGTTCTATTGTAAACATATTCACACCGTATTTTCTCATAGCTAAATGAATTACCATATCATCAGATAGATTCTTAGTATCTGAGACATGGTCATTCCATCTCTTCTGGAGAGTTTGTATAGTCTGACCTATATAAAACTTTCCATTTTCCAAATTATCGATCCGATATATGTAACCGACCGGCATATAATACGGTCATACATTTTTATTTTTAGTTTCTTTAAAAAAGTCCCAAAACTAAATTGGTTTAAAATTGGTCAGTTGCTGTACAACAGGCCCCCCATTCCATCCTTGATGCGCAGGACGTTATAGTTCATCGCGTAAAAGTAGCGACCGTTGCCGCCAGCCAGGGTGCTCAGTGAGACACCTGCCGGTGCGACGATGCGGTACGTGTCGATGCGTGAAAAGTTCAGCGTGCCAGTCGGCTGAAGCTTTGACGTGTCCAGGCAGTAGGAAATCAGTGCGACATTGGCCGTAGCGTTGTTGTGGTTGTAGCCGAAAGGCGTGTGGTAGTACTGGGGCACATCGATCCACTGGAACATGGAGCGCGAGTCACCAATGTCCACACCGTTAATCTGCGTCTTGAACTGGTAGTTGATGGCTGGAATGTTCGTGGCACCGAGAGCGTACGCCGTCGAGTAGTTGTTGGATTGGAAAGCGAGGAACTTGATGGGGTGAGCCAGAGCCAGCTCCTGCATGTTGGTGGTCGCGATGGGGATGCGGTTCATCTGGGTGATCAGCAGATCCATGGGTGTGTTGGCAAAGTACTCACGCTCCGCCTGGTCCAGGTACACAAAGTTGGTCCAGGCCTCGTACTGGAAGGTAGCGTAGTTGCCAGTTACACCGGTGTTTGGCAGGCCAGTCTGTGTCAGTGCAGCCGAGCTCAGGGTTGTGCTCCACGTAATGCGGATCTCGACGTCATGGTACTGGAGCGCCACCAGGGGCAGAGATACGTTCCAGTCCTTGCAGAAGAAAAACTTGAACGGCAGGAACCCGTTGGTGATGTTGTTGGGACCCGATGCGTTGTTGTTCAGGTAGCGCTGGGAGAAGTTCTGCGCGCCAGTCACCGCCTCGACGTTGGACATCCAGGTGATGTCCTGCGTGTCGACAATCTGGCCGCCGATGAGCAGCTCCACCTTGTCAATGACGTTGGTCCAGTTGATACCTGGGATCAGAGCGCCAGTAGAATCTCTGGCAATCAGGTACATGTAGTTGATGAGGTCACCCTTCTTCTCCAGACGGATCGTGGAGATGTTGCCAGCCGAGGGGTTACCCTGGATCAGCTGGCGTTCAGGTGAGTTGGCGTAATGCGTGTAACGCTTGTAGCTGGAACGGTAGAAAGAAACCTCCGGCTTACCAGTCAGCCACGCGTCCTGAGCACCGGTTGCGACCAGCTGAACGATACCACCAGACATTTACAATGGCGTGAGAAAAAAAGATCATCGCGAAGCGATGATCGCCGCGAAGCGATAATCATCGCTTCGCGGCCACGGCAACCTTTCCACCTGCGGTGGAAAGGTATAAAAACTAGTCCTGAATCATAATACCGCAATACTCGAGCGACCCGTCGATTGGTGTATAAATACCCAGTGTTTTACAAAGCGCCTTCAGGTCTTTGAACGACTCCCAAAATGCAGGGGAATGGTCATACTCGTCGACTGTGACGTGAGCCAGTTCATGAATAAGTACATTCATAGCCGAGTTTATATCATCCTTGTCCAGACAGATGTAAATTTCGTACCCTTTATTGACGTTATAGCCTATGGTACCCCGGTTCATCCGAGACCCATGAATACCAGTGAGGATACACCGTTTCCTGAGGCGAGCGAACCTCGGGTCGACAACCTCTGTGCTTTTGAGGTGATTCAGCAGCACGTCATAGCGCTGGCGAATATCAGTCATGAGTGGTGCTTCACGGCGACTACTCCATGCTGCAACCGCGAGGGTCACGATGAGCAGTCCTGTCTGTATCACACTGGACGCCATCTACTGATCTAAGCGTAGAAAAACAAACTGTGCATAAATGTCGGTGACGAGACCCGTCGGTTCTGGAGTGATAGGTCCCCACGCGACGCATCGAAACTCGGGTTCGAGCACCTGACGAAGGATGTTTCCGTCCAACAACGGTTCGTACTTGGGTCCGTCTGCGTAAAACGGGCCATCCGTCAAACTCATGAGCACCTTGTCACCGTGAACCTCAAACACATTTCCGAGTGAGTCTGGACTCTTGGCATTTTCAATCATACTTTTTTCGGGTGTGATGCCGATGAGGTATCCTCCTGGCTTGACTGCGAGTTTGATAGCCTTGATGCTTTGTTCAAAGTGTTCACCGAAAATGTACTGGATTGAAAAGTTGTAGCACACCACGTCAAACGGACCTGCAAACGCCGCCTGGCGAATGTCACCGGCACCCAAAAACCACACGCCAAGGCCGATGTCGAATGCCCGCTCTTCTGCTTCCTGGAGGGATTTCCCGTCTGGATCAATGGCAGCGACCCGAGCACGCACAGCCTTCCATTTGTGCCAATCACCTCCACGACCGCACCCACAATCGAGAATGTATGAATCTGGGCGGACCCAGTGATTGATCATGTCACGCTTCGCCTGGTTGTGGCGTTTACGGAGTTGCTCCATTACTTAAAAGAGTGGCGTCCTGTAGTTTTAAATGGGTTCTCTCGAGCAGGATTACCTGACGGTGCCAGGACAGGTTTTTGCGCTGATTTCCATCGTCGGTCCGGATATGCCTCAGAAGAATGAGCAGGTGGGTCTGAAGATCCGCGGGTGCTTCTCCACCAAGGATGAGGCTGAGAGTCACGCCAAGCGTCTTCAGAAGGAGGATGCGCTCGTAGACATTTACGTCGTCGACATGTACAAGTGGCTGCTGATTCCCCCGGACCGTCTCCAGATTGACAATGTCCACTATCAGAATGATAAGCTCGAGGAGATTATGAGCAAGTACCGCGACAACCAGCGTCAGGCGGCGGCTATGTTTGAGAAACGCAAGCGTGACATGACGGCCAAGCCCATCGAGGGGTCGGATACGCCATTTATCGAGCCCGGAGATGAGAATTCCAAGTACTACTCTCGCCCCGACGTACCACCCATTCCTCACCCAGCGGAGCTCATTGATGACCTGAAGAAGGAGTACCCAGGCAAGGATATGCCTGACCTGGTGAAGATTGCAGATGACCGCATCTCAGATGAGATTGAGCGTCGTCGCGTACAGCAGGAGGAGGAGCGTTCCAAGGCGCCGGCAGTACAGATTGACGCCGGTCCGGCA